TGCCGTCATGGGTGGAGATGACCACGACCTGGCCGCCCCAGATGAGGAGCGCCATGGCCGACTTGATGACCTCGTTGACGTTCTTGTGGAACGCCGCCTCGTCGATGATGACGATGCCCTGCTTACCGCGCAGCGCGCGCGGCACGGACGGCAGGGCGGTAACGCGAAAGCCGGAGGCGAAGCGGATCGAGAAAGCCTTGACGCCCTTTCCGGTCTCCTCGTCGAGGACTTCCTCCTCCTCGAGCTCGCCCGCGACCAGGCCGAAGGCACGCGCCCACATCGCGCAGACCTCGATAAATTCGAGGGTCATGTCCTTGTCATAGCCCATGTACCAGACATTCTGCCCGCCAGCTTCGAGCGACGATGCCGCCTTCAGCGCGGCGAATGCCGCCACGCCCCAGGTGAGGCCGATGCGGCGCGACTTGTCGATCGCGAGCAGCGACACGCCGGAGAAGAGCTCGTCGACGACCCGGCGCTGATAGCCGAGCAGCAGATCGCCGCGCGGCAGGGACCGGAAGGTCTCCTCCGCCGCCTCGCGATCGCGCTGGCGTTCCTCGGCCGAGATGTCGGCGAGGATGCTCATTTCCGCGCCTTGCGGTTCTTAAGATTGTTGCCGGTGCTGGCAAAAGTCTTGCTGGCAAGACCGGTCGACCGGGGTGCCTGAAGAGGCACAAGGGTGCCATCGGGCTTGCGGCGCCAGAACCGCCGATCCTTGATGACGATGTCGCTCACGCGTCATTGTCCGATGGGTCGCCAAATGTCATCCGAACGCCGTTGACCTTCACGATGTGCATGGCGTGAATCTCGTCGCTGCACTTGGAGTAGATCCAGTCCTCCAGCGGCGGCTCTTGCCATCCCAACATGGTGACGGTCGACTTTGACCCGCCGCAGCACTTGACCAGCAACCGATCACCCGGCCTCAGTACGGCGCGTGCGCGCTCCGTTGCCCGCTTGTTTTCAGCGATCTGCTCATCCGAACAACGCGTCATAAGTGCTCCCATGGCTGTTCACGTGTCGCTGCCCAGGACGGCGAAGCGGATCGCATCGACCGTATCCTTGCTGAGCCCCTTCGACCGGGCGGCCTTGGTGGCCTTCTCAGCGGCCTCTTTGGTGGCCTTTTCGGACGCGCGCTTTTCGGCCTTCTCGATCGTCTCGATCTCGGTCTTGCGCATCAGGGCGAGGTTGCGGAGTGCCTCGGAAAATTCCTTCGCTTCCTTGGGCGAGAGCTGCACGCCCTCGCCGTCCTTCTCCGCCAGCATGAGCTTGAACATATTGGCCTGCAGGAACTGCGCGTTGAGGTCGAGCAGCTGGCTCTGATTGGAGTTGCCGGCCTCACGGGCGAGCGCCTCGGCATAGATCTGGGTCTCGCGGATCTCCGCGCCCATGTCGGCGATCGTGCGGACATGGCGGCCGAGGGCCGAGCGCGAGACGTCCTGGCCCATGGCGACGAGGCGCTCGCGGATCTCGTCTATCGTCCAGCCCTTGTCGATCCGCAGCTGCGAGATGAGGGTGCGGATCTCGGGATCGAGGCGATCAATGCTCGACGGTCGATGAGGGCGGCGGGCCATCAGATCCCCGCGCCGGGCGAGGGTCTCTGCACACCTGGGATGGACGATCGACCAGACGCCAGATCCGCGCCGCGCTCGGTCAGGGCCGCGACGATCAGGGTGTCGGTCGGCCGCGCCAGCGTGACGGCGCGCTGCTCTTCCAGCCAGCCCAGATGGCCCCGCATCTGGTCGCGGGTGCAGTGCAGGCCGAGCTGCTGGACGGACTGGGTCAGGATGCTGTCATTAGCCGAATATTCGAGGGCGCCCGACAGGAGCCGCAGGATCGACAGGCGGACATGCGCATCGTTGATATGGTTGAGGTTCATCCGCGCCGCCTCCCGTAAATGGAGGGCAGCGCCCGATCCATCAGCAGCTGCTCGATGCGAACTACAGCCTGGTCCGTTTTCTCCCCGATGGCGCCGACCTTTCCGATCTGGCCCTCGATCCGGGCGATATCTTCCTTGGTCGGCGCGGCATCGAGGTCGGCTCGCATGGCGGTGATCGACGTTTCGATCTTGCCAACGCGCGACGCGAGCTTTGTCACATCGGCCTGCAGCTTGGCGGTGCCGACCGGATTGGCGGCACCCTGCCGCCGCGCCAGCACGGCCGCGATCGCGATCGCGGCTAGGATTAACAGGCTGATGAGGACGTCAGGGCTATTCACTGGCGCTGTCTCCGGTGGAGGTCGGACCCGGCGCGCCGGCAATATCGGCCACCTGGGGAAAGATGCGGTCGCGGATCGCCTGGATGATCGGCAGGCCGGCATAGCCGATCGCGATCGCCCAGCAGGTCGACACGAGCAGGCTGCGGTGCGGATCGGATATGACCAGGCCGAGGACGAGGATGCAGAGCAGCGCCACCAGCGCGGTCGTCTGCATCCGGGTCAGCTGCCGCGATGGCGGCGGCGCGATTAGGCTGGCGAGGATGACGCCGGCGATCGACAGGATCGCGGCCAGCGCTGGGACATCATAACCCAGGACGTTGATCATCACAGGGCCGGAGACCGCCGCTGCGGCGGCCTCCACGCGATTACCGGCCGAACTCATCGCTGCACCCCGGCAAGGTCCTCGATCGCGCTGACCAGATCATCCAGCTGGATCGCCTGCTCGGTCGCCAGCAATCGCTCGGCTATGCTCATTTCGGTGCAGACGGCACCGCCGGATGCAGGAAGTCCGTCCGGACCGGGTGGCGCATAAGGTTCGCCGCCGGCAGCGGATACGGCGGGCACTGGCGTCGCTGCGCCGAGACCTTGATCACCTGCGGCTCGGCCGTCCGGGACGCGCAGCCGGTCAGGACCAGCATCAGCAGCCCCATGGGGAGCGCGGCGAGCAGCAAGAGCGACACGGAGCGCGTCAGCATCCGCACGCGCTGCGGCGATTCGGTCTTCATGGTCATCGGAAGCCTTTCGATTGATTGCGGCGTCCCGCCCCGCGACGGTGATGACATGGGCGCCATCGCTGGCCGCCGCCTCGGCCTGGGCCGCGATCGCGTCGGTACGGAACCGGCCGAGGGCAAGGATATGGGTTGCGGCGTCACCGGGCTTCACCGGCAGTAGCCGGCCCGCCTGGTCGCGCTGATCGACCGCGTGGGAGAGGGCGCCGGTCACGCCGTCGCGCCAGGCCTCCAGATCGTTGATGGTCGAGCGCTGCCACGCATTGAAGCCGACAAGCGCCAATATGACGAGCAGCTGGCCGATCCCGAACAGCCGAAGCGGACTGATCCCGAACATCCTTATGGCCTCCCCAGATGCTCGGCGCGGCGCAGCCAGCCGTTCAGGAAACGCGCCTGGGAGGGGTGGCGGGCGACAATGGCGCGGTAGCGTGTCGCGGCGGCGGCGCGATATTCCCGGATCAGTGCGGGCATGCCCAGCGCTGGAAATTGGAGCACCGCGTCATAGGCACAGCGGGTCGAGGGACCGACCTGGCCATCCACCGCCAGCGGCGGAAGGCCGTTGGGCGGGTTGATCCGGTAGCAGACGTTGAGCGCCTCTTGCAGCAGCTTGCGCGCTGCCTTCAGGCCGCCATTGACCGCCTGGTCGAACATCGCCTCGCCGAGCGGGCGCGCGAAGCGGGCTGCGCCGAGCGGCAGCCAAAAGCTTTCATGGTAGAGCCAGACAGCATCCGCGCGCGTCAGCTTGCGGATATCATGGCCGTCAATGTCGCCATCGAAATCAAGGTCGAAATCGGCAATGCCGTCACCGTCCGCGTCGAATGCGCCTTCGCCCTTCAGGAAGCGCAGCGATATGCCCCAATTGGTTGTGCCGCCGCGATCACGCGGATCGTCGACGAAGCCGCCCTCTCGATCGAGCACCAGGGCGACCGCTGCAACGTAGCGGTCGGAATATCCATTGACGGTGATTTCGGGGGTGTCTGCCATGCCCCCTCTTCGCGCGAAGAGGCCCGGCCACTTAGATGAGATAATTCAGGTCAGAGGAGGTCGAACAGGTCGAGCTGGCCATCATCCTCGCGCTCACCGGCAAGGATGTCATATACATGACGCTCGGTATAGTCTGTCGCAAGCGCGATTTCCTTGACCGTCATCTCGGTCGTGCGCTTGAGCTCCATGACACGCTGGCGCCGCAAAAAGGCTTTGGGCAGCTGAAGGTGCGATCCACGGAAATGATCGGCGAAGATCTTGGCGGCCTTGGCGCCGATCGCGGCCGTCACGGGATGGTGCGTGCCGATCTGGGCGGGCACATAGAGGGTTGTGCCGCCCAGATGCTCGCAAAGGGTGCGCGCGGCCGCCTCGCCGATGACCTCGGCGATCTCGCTGAACGTCGAGCTGGAGAAAGCGACCGCGCCCATGTCAGCCGAACAGCTCCAGCATATGGCCGAGGAACAGGATGGTCGCCACGGCGCACCAGCAAGCGCGCGAGCGCTTCAACCGGGCGATATCCTTCCCGACCTCACCCAAGATGGGCTGGCGGCGGGTGTCGGGTGTGGCATAGCCGTGCGATTGGCGGTGGATATTCGCGCTCACAGGCCTGCCTCCCGCAGCTTGGCGCCCAGCGCGCGGGCACAGCCGTCGAGATCCTCGACCGTGGCGGGTCCTCCGCTGGCATTGTCGAATTCAATGCCGCAGAGGCGGAAGGCAGCGGTGTCGAGGTCCCATTGTGCGCCGGCCAGGTCCTTGGCCTGCAGCTTGGCGAGAATCGCCCTGCAAAGCCGCAGTTTCAGCAGGCGCACCTTGCCGCGTGCATCGAGCTTTGCCGCCACGCCCGACATATCCTGCGACCAGCCGTGGCGCTCAGCGATGGCTTTCAGCGCCTCGACCAGCTTGTAGCATTGCGATTGGTCGGCCCATTGCAGCGCGGCTACCTTCAGCTGCCGCGCCGCAAAGGCCTCCAGCGCCTTCTCCGACGCATGATCAATCGCGCCCAGATGGTAGAGCGAAATCCACAGCGCGCGTGATTTGCGCGCCGAAGGATGGTCGGCGGAGGGTCGCTGGCCTGCCTTGCGTGGCCTGGTCTTGAACCCGCGCGCCTCGAAATGCTTCAGCACGTCGACTAGCTGGCCTTCGGTGCAATTGGCGGCGCTCATATGCCCGGTCACTTGGACCAGGACGCCGCGATAGCTGTCCTCGTCCAGGCCGAGCTCCTTGCGGGCGACATGGACCTTGGCGAGCATCACCCGGCGCTGCTGTTGGCTCGCATCGAATCGCGCCGGCGCGGCGCGGCGTGCAGGAGCGTTCATTGTTCGGTCTCCTGGAACAGCCGTCTGGTGACCCGCACGACCAGCATGCGGAACACGGGATCGGTGCGCAGAAGATCCTCGGCGCGGGAGAGTTGGTTGCAGATCGTGGAACGATCGCGCTGCATCGCACGCCCGATCTGGACGGCGGTACGGCTCAGATTATTGTACGCGATCCAAGCGACCGCGCAGCGAGGCAGGAAGAGTGCCATGGTCCGCCTCTGCGAGAGAAGATCGGCCAGCGTCAGGCCGACCTCCCGCCCAACATGGCGCGCGATCGTCCGGATGGCGAAGCCGTCGATGATGCGCGATCCTTGCGGCTGCAGCCCGATCACGGGGACCGGACTGGGCTGCTCGTCAGCGTCGAGCCCCAGCACGGTCTCGATGCGCTCGATGCGCTCGACCAGACTCACGATCCCTCACCCATGCCAAGCGTGAGCGCCATGATGAGCCAGCCGATCATGAAGACCAGCGGCAGGGCGCATAGGAACTGCACTGCGGACAGCAGTATCTCTAACGGGTCGGGTTCGCGGGCCGGCCACAGGGCTGCGATGCACTTGCGGATCATCTCACGCCTCCTGGATGCGGTTGCCCAGCTGGATGGCTGCCCCGCTCAGATGCTTGATCGAAAGCTCCTCACCTTGGGCACGGGCGAACATCGTGGCCATTTCGAGGACCTGGGTGCAGCTGCGCAGGGCGCCCGGCTTTTTCGCCAGCCGCTCCAGAAAATCGAACAGTTGCTCATCGCGAATATGCCAGGCGTCGGCGAGCGCCTCGACATCCTCCCGTAGGGCGACGGGACGTTGGGCGATCCGCTGGCCCACGCGGCTGTAAATCTGGGCAAAGGCCGCGCGCCGGTCGCCGCCGTTCATACGGGCGGCAACAGTCTCATTGCCGAGCAGCGCGACGCCGACGCCGGCTTGGTCATACCAGCAACGAATTTGCTCGATCTGCTGGACATTGAGCAGCTGCGCGTCGTCGAAGATGAGCAGCCCGCCCGAATCCCTGGCGAGATTGATGACCCTGGCACCCATATAGGCGCCGAAATTGCCATGGGTCTTGTCACCCATCGCATTGAGCGTGGCGCGGCTCAGCGCCGTTACCGAGTTGATCGACGGCATGCATGTGACCATCCAAACATTGGAGGCGCGCTCCTGAT